GTCTTGAGGTAATTAGTGATAGCCTCTAAACCAAGTATCACTTGTAATTTGTTGGAATACACGGAGTCATTGACACGCAACTCAATAGCTTCGCTGGAAGTGGATGCGCCCTCGGTAATCAGACTTTCCATCTGTTCACCTAGCACTACAGAATAAAAACGATCAGCCATGTTGTTCTCCTAGAGGGGGAGGGGGTCGAAACCCCCTCCTGTCGTTAAATGGTATAACGAACCTTAACTGCAACAGACCCTGTGCCTGTGGTAACAGCAGTGGTCGCGCAAGTTAATACAACGTCATACTTGGTTCCCGGCGCTGGTGCAGTAGCCACACCAGCAGCTTGCCACAGTGGTTGGTTCTGCTTCAGTATCGTGTTGATAGTTGACTCATTGGTTACATCAGTCAGCGCTACAGCCGATGCACAGTTGATTGCCGAGGCAAACAAGTCCGCATCCACCACAGCACCACCATCGGTCACAGTACGGTACACACCTAAATCAAACGCACCAGCGGTTTGAGCGCCAGAGGCGAACGTGACATTCTCAACAATCGCGTATGCGTCAATTTCACACATACGGATAGTTGACCCAACGTTAGCCGAGGCGGGAACAGATAGCAGGTAACCTTGAGTAAAGCGCAAGACACCTGCGCTACCCGCGCCGGGGTTGTTAAAAACACGAGGGGAAGCATCACGATTAGTGATACTAGGGGATGATAAAGTTTCTAAAGCCATGTCAGTTTCTCCTTAGTTAAGTCGCGTTATTACGGACGATAGGACTCGATTGCGAATACGCGATTCTCTTCCAAGCGCGTTGCACCGGCGGTCATCTTGGAATACAACTGCCAAGGTTCACCTTGCAAGTCATTACGCTTGCTGACCGAGTTCTCAATGTCGTCCCACAATCCGAGGTACATGCCTGATTTGACCCATACAGGCAGCGCAACTTCATTAGTGCCTGCCAGTTGAGTTTCAATCAGTTCGCAATGCACGAAGTTAAAGCCGAGGAATGAAGTGACCATGCCGTTTTGCAACACAGGCAATCCGCCATTGAAGTCCGCAGAAATCACTTGAATCTCGTTCATCAGCGAAGCATGGTCTGCGGCAGTGATGCCGATGAACGCCTGTTCCATGTCAAAGTCAATATGCTTGGACATCATCAGTTCCTTAACGGCTTTGATTTTAGCTACGTTCAAGCGGGAGTTTGCACCACCCACTGCTACGTCAACTTCATTACCTGCGTTAAATGCAGTGCTTGTTGCACCAGTTTCACCAGTTCGTGCTGCGCTTGTAAATGCGGAACAAATCAATCTATCGAACTGACGACCAGCGGCCATCACTGCATTCTCCACGTAGGTAGAAGATGGGTCGGTGATTAGACGCAGCTTGTCAAAACTGTCAATGAGTTGCGGTAAGTCAAAGTCGGAAGGGAATACCCAACGGCGGTCAGTTTGAGCATCCACACGAGACATCGGATTATAGCGACCAGTAACGGGCTGCATCTCGATTGAACCAACTTGGTCAACTGGTGATGATTGTTTACCGACATGGTTGCCTGTAGTTACTGCGTTGCGAAGCTTGGAACCCTTTTGTTGAAGCAGAAGGGCAATGTTGGTACTGTACTGCTGCACATAATGAGTAGGCAGATTAGCAGACATGATAATTCTCCTGATTGGTTAAGTAAAAGTTTGTGTCCCTTTTAGGCGGATACAATCCTCGACTTGTCCTCATCAAGAGGGGTCTATTTTTTCGACACTGAAATCGTGGGGCGCTGTGTCGGCTTTTCCACTGCTGGTGTGTCTTCTGCCAGCTTTATAACATGAGAATACAACTTTCCCGATAGTTCTGCAACCCCCTCGAACCGATTACTCACCGATGGGCTGGTAAGAGGGATTGCCAGTCGTACACACTCTAGTGCAATCTCCTCTTTGGTCATGATGGATATGCAAACTGCATGAGTCTGTCCATCTCGGCCTTCTTCTGCACATTACCGCTTAAATAACCAACGGTCCATTCTTTGTCACCCTGTAGTTGTCTGATACGAGCCTGTGCGCCAGCGGGTGTCATCATCCCACCATTTGAGTCACCAGCTACATAAGTGTCTTCCCCGATACGCCTACCAATGTTAGCCATTGTCCGCATCAGGTCAGCGAAACCAAGTGACTGCTCCATCTTGTCAATCTTTTCAGGACTAAGTCCAAGTGCCTTGGCAGCATTTTTTGCCATACCAATTTCCTGGTCGTACGCTTGACCCCATTCTTTCTTGATGATGTCGTTCTCGGCAGCGACATTCTGAAGATACGCTTCTTGCTGACTTGCTACGGTCTGTGCGGCAGCTTCGTTGTTCCACTCCACCAACGCCTTTGCCTGCTTCGCAGTCAGACCAAGTTCATGGAACTTCACCTTGGCGGATTCAGCAAAGCTAGGGTCAACCCCTTCAGGTACTGGAATATCGTAACCCTTTGCCTCAACAGGACGACCCAGTTTGTTATAAAACTGGTCAAGTTCTGCCGGTTCAGCAATATCAAAGTCAGGTAGTCGTAGCAGTTTATCTGCCGGTGTACCCATGTGTTTTTCAAGTTGTTGATAAGATGTGATTGCATCAACTGGTGTCTTCCATCCCTTGTTTTGAACGAATCCTGTGAGTTCTTCAGGTGCGCCGGTCATCCAGTCAACCGAAGTTGACGCAGGAGTGGACACAGGTACAGTTCCCGCAGCAGGTGAGGAAGTGATAGTAGCTGAAGCGGTGCCGGTGGTTGCGCCTTGTCCGCCATCAGCAGCGGGGGCATTAGTGTTAGTCATTGGATACCTTTCGTGAGTGAGTGTAAATTAAGAGAAGTTGCTCGTCGGTCAGCTTGAGATGTTCCTGTATTCGCAAGAACACTTCTCGCCGTCCCTCCATCACTGCATGTACCCTTGGGTCAGGGTGAAAACAGGATTCATTAGCGCGGCAAAAAACAGCAAGGTCTTTCAACACCGCATCACCAGATACACCATTGAATACCAACATGTACGCGCGTCTGCGTTGCTGAATGTATCCCAAAACATCTTGGAGGTTTATCATGTGGGTGCGCCTACCCCCTGCTTCATCATGGATGCCATCGCAGGTGCTGCATCAATCAATTGCTGTGTCGCCGCTTGTTGCTGCCTACCCTCACGGATGGCATCAACGTCTTTCTTACTCCGCATCCACGACGCAGGCATGGCCTGTGCATCAGCTAGTGCAGGTATCATCTCGTCCACATTGAACCAGTCCAGTGCAGAGGGGTCTTGAGTGTTCGCTGCAATCTCACCGGCGTACTGGAACATACGCAACCCACCGGCAGACGCTTCCGCCTTCTGCATCCGACTCAGTGGCGATTCATACTCCACCTTGTAATCAGCACCCGCTTCCCGCATGGTATCTGTTATCTCTGGTAGTAACCGTTGCTCCATGGCTATGTCAATCTCGCGCTCAATCATCGGACCAAGTGCCTCACTCTGCTGTCTACCCATGATAGGTGCAAGTAGTGCAGACTTCTCCCGCGCACGTTCTAGCACCTCAGTAGCCGTCATCTGTGGAGTCTCTACGAGAATCTGAAACAGGGTGATGAGGAACGCATCGTTGATGACAGCGCGTTTATCCTCCATCATGTCCCTACCCACAGCAAGATTACCCGTGGGTAGTGAATGCACCAGTTGCCGACCATCGGCACTCACCCCTCCGTAGTTGACAGCACCGGGCTTCATGCTGAATGAGTCAAGTACCCCATCATCATAAGCAAGCAGCACTGGGTCAACCGTTCGATGACCCTGCTTGAGTAACGTCTTCTCCTGTTCGTTGAGGGTCTTGATGGCGGGTAACACGTCCATCGCCGGACTGCGACCATAGTTCTCACCGGGGAGTGTGGTGTACCGCGAGACGATATAGGGCATGGTGTCATACCCTCCCTCACTGATTATCTCCTTGGTGCTTCGGCACAAGTAGACGGAGGCATACTCCATCCCCTTGTAGTCAATGCGACCATGGGCACGCTCCTCGTTGGGATACACGCAATGCACAATCTCATAATTGTCATCGGGCTTCTTCTCGACAGTCTCCTTGACCTTCTGCGGAGACTTATCACCCCACTTCTGCATTATCTGTCTAGCCGTCATACTGAAACAACGATAGACGGTATCAATGATACCTTGATGGTTCTCGACAAAATACACCTCACCAAGGAACACAGCACGGTAGCGAAACCCCTTACCCTTGTCCAACTTGTCCACGAATAGACAGCCCGTACCGAACGCACCCAGACTGCTGTATATCTCAGACTGCTGGCTCGCATAGTTAGCGGTGGGGGAATAACGATAACGAAACAGCAAGTCGTTGGCTTGTTCAAACCACAACTGCGTTTCTCTGTCCTTCATCAAATAGGGGTTGGTGGGCTTGATGCGATGCCACGTCTGATTACGAGGAGTTAATATACTCTCCATAACAGACCTGAATCTTGTTAGCGCAGACTGCGCTGTGGAGTCGAACACCTTCTCGGTCTTCTTCTGACCCGGTGTGATTACACCACGGGATAGGAACATATCCGAGTAAGCGGGTACTACGTACTCTGCAATCTCAGTCCAGTGAGACTCCCAAGTAACCCTGTCCCCCATCGCCTTGTCTACGCGCTTGAGGATACTCGCTGCGCGGTCATCAAGTGTGTTCATGAACCTAATAACTTCTTCTTAGCGGTTACTTCTTCATCCGCTTCAGCGGTCAGCATGGTACTGGCACGACCTTCAGCACCAGCGCGGCGCTTGCGTTCTGCCGCTGCCGCAGCGTTGACCTCGCTTGAGTTGTCTATAGTCGGTGGTGGTGGTGGTGCGGGAACTTTAGGCGCTCCACCCCCTAATAGTTTTGAGAATATCTTACCCATAGCTAAACCCCCTCATCGTTGACATTACATTAAACTACCACGAAATTACCACGTTGTCCGATTATCGTCAATACACCCATCATGTGTCAAACATGGGGTAGTCCATGTCACGCGCTACGCTGGTACGCCTTGTCGTGTTGCCACGGGACACTCGCATGTCTGTTCTGGCTACCGGCTTGGCGAATGTCTGAATGAGCGCTTCTGCCATGTCAGGAGATGCGATACCCCGCTTCTTCATCTCCTCCTTGCTCTCCAGTGTCAGTTGGTTAGTGGTAGGGTGATACTCGTACTGCGGCGCACGCAGGTCGTCGCGCAGGTCGTCGTCCATCGGGATACACCCCGTC